TATAATTTCTGTTCTATGATGTAATTGCCAAACCATAAATTTATCTTTGTATTTATTTATCATCGTCTTCCTCCAAGTTTTTCAGCTTATAATCATAACTGCCTTCTTCATGCTCGTCTGTGATCCATTTAGCTGAATTTTCCACGGAGTATATCTTACTTGTAACAAGTCTGTTAATCAAGTTTTTGTTTGGGTCTACACCCATTGATGCATCAAACATTTTAAGCCTGTTATTGGGCTGTATTGCAAAGTTTCCGTCCTCTAATTCAAGAACGTGACCACATTTATGCTGATCTGGTTTTTCTGCGTAACCAAAATTTAATTCATTAAAGTCTCCTGCACACCAATCAATTGTAAATAAATACTTACCTTTACGTTTTACTTTACGTCTTGATGTGTATTGCATTGTTGCACCAGCCAACTCATAGAAAGTTGTAACACTTACATTGTAGCTAAAGCTGTCCCACATTACTACTTCATCTAATGGTAACTCTTTTACTCCAGGTTTTGTACAAAATGCTGTGATAGGTGCTCTCCACCATAGACCACCATCTTCCATTAAGAAATGAAACAGAGGCACTCTGTTTGGTATAGAACTAAAACCAAACACCCCTACCTCAAAATATTTATCATGTGAATCTTTTTGATCTCTTAAATAATTACCTCTAACGTAACATTCTATTACAGGTATATTTGCATTAAGATAAGCCATTAGTCGTTTATACTCCCCCAGTTAACCCCGTGTTCGTAATCTACTTTGTTTGGTACTTCTAGAGTAACGGCTTGCTCCATAATTTCAACAACCTTTTTTGCCTGTGCGTCACTTTCTATTGATACACAAAGCTCGTCGTGTATCTGTATATGCGCTACAATCCCTTCTTTATATAAATCTAACATAGATTTTTTTGTCATGTCAGCAGCTGATCCTTGTATTAATTTATTTAAAGATTTGTATGTGTAAGCTCTCTTGATCCCCGGTCCATGTTCCTGGAGTGCATCTTCGTGACTCATCGCCTTATGCATACCGAAACTATTTGGTTCCCACAAATGAAACCTACATAGTCTTCCAAGTAAAGTTCTAATCTGTCCTCTATCCTGTGCTCTGTTAGATGCTTTGTCCATAAGTTGTTTAACAAAAGGTACCTTTGCGTGATACGTGTTAAATAATTCATTAGCTTTTTCTTTTGATACACCAAGTTCTGCCTGCAGTTTAGCTTTGCCCATACCATAAAACAAACCAAGGTTAATTGTTTTAGCTTGTGTTCTAGGTATCTCTGCCATGTCTGCTACAGTCTGGTGAAAGTCTGCACCAGAATCATTTTGATAAGAATCTATTACATCATACACTGATGGTAGTTTATATAATGCAGCGTAGTGTACAACAAGACGCGGTTCTTGCTGTGAGTAATCAAAGCAACCCCATTTACAACCTTCTTCTGGTATAAATAATGACCTGATCTTAGGCCCTAAATCTTTGTTACGTGCTGGAATCTGTTGTAGGTTAGGATTCTGATAAGAGAACCTTCCTGTAACTGTACCACCCCCTGCATTACGTAACTGATTTATCTCTGCATGTATTCTACCTTTGTGTTCGTAACGTAGAATAGAATCTATAAAAGTTGTGTGTGCTTTGTTAACTTCTCTTGCCTTTGCAATCATATTAACAACAGGATGCTCATGTTCTTGTAAAAAGTTTTTTGTAAAACTAGGTGCTTGTGTCTTTTCAGTTCGTTCAAACTCTATTTTTAAATTTTCAAATACTTCTGCTATACTACTTGCCGCCCATATTTGTGGCCGTACATTAGTTTCTTTTTCTATCGCAGTTAATATATCTTGCTCTTCTTTTATTAAAGTTTTCTTAAGATTATGTGCTGCTTCTACGTCAACTCTTACGCCCTTAAATCTCATGTCAACTAGACAAGGAAATAAATCTGTTTCTAAATCAAATATAGATTCTAAGTCTTGCGATATAATTTCTTTTTTCATTTCTTGCCACAAACCAAATGTAGCTTCTGCATCTCTCTCTGCATATGTACCAACATTTAATGATGGTAATTTATACATTTCTGATTTAGGATCGATGCCCCATTCCGCTGCTGCTTCTGCAAGTGCAGCTTCGTTTTTACCAAAACCTAGATACTTCCATGACAAACTATTAAGATCATATCTAAATCTATTTTCATCAGTCACAGCTGCCGCTATCATTGTATCTACAATTCTGCCATTAATTTTAAAACCCATAGCCCTAATCCAACACACATCATACATTGCATTGTGAAATATTTTTGTAGAGGTAGCATTTAAAATATCTTTAAACCATTCTAAAACTTTTTTACGATCCATGTTACCGCCACCGTGGTGAGCTATAGGAAAATATCCTTTGTAATGTGCAGTTGCTACAGCTATTCCTATAACTTCTCCATTACCAATAATTGCACCAGATCCTTTTTTAATTAAGTCTGGGTCTCTTGTCTCTAAGTCAATTGCAATTTCATCAACCTGTCTAAGGTCTGGAAATTCTGTAGGTATTACCCATTCTGTTTGTGCACTAAATACTGGTATCTTCATTTAAATCCCTTTTTATTATTGTTATGCTTCTATTTTTTCCAGGTAACCTTGTTATCCACCCTCTTTCTTGTAACTGATTAATTTTTACAAAAATTAAACACTTACTAGATACTCCCGTACCTACTTTCATCTCTTCGTAAGAAGGTGCCATATTATTTTCATCAACATATTTTTTAATAAAATTAAAAAGATCCATTTGTTTTTTAGTAATATTAAACCTTTTCATGATGCCACCAAATAACAAAGAACTAATATGCAAGTAAATAGACCCATGTAAAAAGGTATGTGATTATTTGGTTCCATAGTCTCTTTCTTTAATCATTTCTAAATAATGTATTGCTTTATCGATGTCTTCTACTCCGCCTTTCTTTGAGTGCCTGCATATGTATTTTATAGCATTGCCCTCTGCAAAAAGCAATTTGTTCTTGTTTATAAAATCTGCGGGCTGTATTTCCATATACAAATAATGTGTCCCCGAAACTTGTTTATGTAATGCTTTCGATGTCATAACCTCTGTCCTCCTGTTTAGCTGTCATTATAAATAAATTTTGTTTTGTACGTGTAACTCCTACATACCAAACTCTGTGTTCTTCATCTTGCTTGTCTTCACTTTTGTCAAGGGCCTCTCTTATCTTTTTTGTGTTATCTAAAATAATTAAAACATTTGTAGCTTCACCACCTTTGGCTGCATGTATTGTTGATAACTTAACTCGTGCTGGACTATCTAGTTTTTCTCCCGACCTTAACATTTCTCTAATGTATAAACATTCTTCTGGATCAGATTTAAAAACTTCGTACCACTCATCAGTAGTTTTATAACCAAACTCTTGCAAGTCATACATTCTTTCTTCTTTTAACTCTTGATCTAGTTCTAAATATTCAAACAAATCTTTACATTCAGACAAAGAAAGTTTGTCCCCCTTAGTCCATCTTGTGTAATTTTTTATTGCTGTATACAATCTTGTTTTATAACTTTTCCTACCCTTTATTTCAAAGTAAATAGGCATGTCCCTTAAGATAGATTTTAATTTAATTAATTTGTCATTAGTTCTAGCTAATATTAACCAGTCACTTTGATGTAGTGGTGCATCTTCTATAGATGTTATATGATCCACGTTCCCTGTTTCCGGACGCGGTGCCCATTGTTTTTTAATTCTTCTATCATCAGGTATACGATTTAATATTTGATCAGCGATCTGTTGCACTGCTTGAGGCACCCTGTAAGATTGTGGCAAGACTATGTCTTTTGCCGGCTCCTCTTGAAACCTTTGCACATCTGCACCAGCCCAACCATAAATAGCTTGATCATCATCACCGGCTAAGATAACATGTTTAGAGTTTTTCTTAAGTATATCGTACATTTTCCACTGTATTGGCGATAAATCCTGCGCTTCATCTACAAATATTACATCATATTTCGGACACAATTCTGCCACATTAAATTTTTCAATCATGTCAGTGAAGTCTACGAGTTTGTAAGAATACTTATAATTATCTACTTCGTCTTTTAGTATCTGCAACATATGTTTATCTATGTCTTCTGAGTACATGTCCGTGTTGTACTCTTCTTCAATAGTTAAATTTTTAATTCTTGCTGCATTGATTATGTTAAAATACTCACTGTCAGAATCTACAAACCCAGTTTTTTCCTGACCGTTAGAGTAAACTGTAACTTCTATTCCAAGCTGTCTACCAATATCTTCGTAATGCTCCTCTTGCATGACTTGAGATTTTTTTAATCCAAGTCTTTTAAATGCTAGTGAATGTAAAGTTCTAAAATATTTTAAATTTTTTTTCTGTAGTTTAGGATATGCATCTAACATTCTATCTACTGCTTCATCTGCTGCTTTGGTGGTAAATGCAAAGTAACCAATCTTATCAATAGGTGTACCTAGTTTAACAAATGTTTTTACATACTTAATAAGTCTAGTTGTTTTACCGGTACCTGGAGGACCTAATATTTTTCTAACGCTCATTGACCTCCTTACCCTTCCATCTAAGTTCAGACCAAGATTCATTCCACATAGTATCTATCTTTTTAAAAAATGGTTGATCTGCAATGTCTTCTCTAAATTTGTATAATTTACCGTGGTCTCCAGTTATCTTACAACTCCAACTTTGTTCGCTACTAAAAAATCCTATTTCATCTTTACTTTCTACAAACATACACTCCGAAACTTTATGGATATCTTTCATATCTGTTCCAACATGTTTTTTTGTCTCTTCATCGTAATCATGATCAATCATTCTTTCGAACAAAACACCAAAACCATTACGTCCATCTAATCTTAGGTTAGTACCTAAAATAAGTAATTCATATTCTGATAAATTTTTTATACCGGAGTTCATTATTTTATCATAATCTTTATGAGCCTTATGTATTATTTTTTTTGGAAGGTCCTCTTCGTAGTTCCAATCACTATCTTCCCACTCTTCTTCTGAATCAATAGGTTTGACGTCAACTAATGTTTTAAATCCTTTACCTATAATTAAAAAATCTGGTAACCAACCTGTAAGACCTTCGATTTCTGGTTCATAAACAACGTTCCAACCTAATTTTTTAAAAAATAAATACCACCTTGCTTCTAATTTACTTCTAAAATGTATTCCTTCCACTATTATTTGTTTTGCTTTCATTACATTATCTCCGTGTTGTGTTTTAGTTTAGTGTGATTAATTTTAACATCTTCAAACTGTTCTATGTTTATTGACACCACATTCTTAGTAGGTGTATTATATTTACCTTTTTCTTTTGTTGGAAATCTTTTTTGATCTAAGAAATCTATGTCACAACTCTTGTAGTTAGTCTTCATCATAACACCTGTCTTGTCTTCACCATGTTTCCAGTTTTTAGATTTTAATTTGTCATAAAATTTATCAAACTTAAAGTATGCATAACCATCTTCTATTAACACTGTACCAGATTTAAATGATGCGTCGTTCATAGCTTTAGGTCCATTTATTTTGGCATGCAATACATCATGTAGTTTTTCTTTTGGTGATGTACCGACTGGTGGATTAATTACTTTTTGTGTTTGGAATAACGCTTCTAATACTGTTTGATCTTCTGGTGCTTTTATAATTGGTGGTGGAAACCCTGCAGCTTTTGCTATCGAGTTTCTACGTTTACGTTGGTCTGTTACATGCTCAATAGTTCTGCAGTGTACAGTTGCTTTACCAATACCATCTGGTTTAGTTACATCAAATTCATATTCCGGATCTGGTTCTATGTCTATCTTTCTTAAGTTTGTTAATACAGGATACTGTCCTTTTGATCCTGCTAGTATTCCAAACTTCTTTTTAACACAAATACCTTTTTTACAAAAATCACTTATAGGACTTTGATTACAAGTATAACCTTTTTCTGATCTGTTCCATGACCTTGTTTTTTGTTTTAATTTATTATCATCCCACGCATTAGCGTGTTCTCTTGCAAAATATTTTACGGGTGCATTCTTTACTTTTTGTTCCCAGTTATCTGCATACTTCATCTTCACAAACACATGATAATTATACATAAATCTATCCTTACCATCAAAAGTTTCCTGGTTAGATATCTTAGAAATCAAAGCAAGACAAGGCGGTCCATCTAAAAAATCTTCATCTACACCTTCCATAGATTGTTTTTCCATGTCTTCTGTAATAGTTTTTAATTCATCTTTTGTAGTTATGTTTGCATCTACAACTTTTACAAACTGATCTAGTGTAAAAAACGTACCATCAATATTGACAGCTTTTCTTTCTCCGCCATAGTAGGGCAGGTTTATAAATTGTCCCGGTTTCAAGATCCCTGTTTCCGGATCCTTTGTTAGTTGTGTTTGCTTTGGAAATATTTCACAGTCTGGTTTAAGATTAAATAAAGGTAAAAGATTACTTAAGAATGATACAATGACTGTTGATTGTACAAACTCATTCATAAATAAATATAAATGTAACCCACCACTCTTAGACTCTACCGGTACTAAGGGTAGTTTGTATTGTTGTATAGTTTCTAAATAAAATTTTTTATCGAAGTCTTCATATTGTTTTGGGTCGACATCTATAACACCAAAGATAGCGCTACCTTTCTCATTAGTAGGTTGTATGCCAACCGATATGTTTCCTTTTAAATGTTCTTGATATATTGTGTCTGTAAATTCTTCATAGTTCCACCTGTACACAGGTTTCTTTTTACCATTCTCCGGATCAATGACAGCGTTAGTCCAGTCTGCAATTCCATATGCATGCCGATAGCCATTAAATATCTTTATAAATTCTTGCATAATTATCCTGTCTACGCAGGCCACTCAGTCTCCCGATTGGCCCACGCTGTGCACATACCCCGAAGGGATTATATAATGCTGCTTTCTTTTGGTTTGTCCTCACCATGCTTTGCTTTTATTGCACCTTTAGAGATACTCTCTGAAAATGCTTTAGCTTGCTGATAAGTACTTGCCTCAGATATTGGACCAACTTTACTAACTTCCCAACCAAACCAAGTGCCTTTGTCGTTAGACATTTGAGTAGTCTTTAATTTGTAAATGTGGCTAAAAGATGCCGGTGTATATAAACCGTTTTTACCTTTTAGTTTTATGCCAGACATCATCGAATTCCATTTTCTACTAATTTTTAATTGAGTAGATTTCATAGAAATCAACGCAGTCGTTGGACTGTCCCCTGTTATGATAACAAAATGTGATGCAGTCTTCTCAATATAATTACCATTAGGTAATCTATCTTTGTAGTTAGCATCTGGTTTTGTTGTTGACATAATATCAGACGAAGAATCATACACCGCTACTGGTGCACCAGGTCCTTCTCCTCTATCTTTCCATTCAACATACTCTAATTTATAAAATGCAGGAATGACATCTATGCCTTTTACTCCATCGTATAAATCACCGGTTACTGAATTGAAAATCATTCCAGGTTCTGCTCCTTCAACATATTTACCATCCCGCTTATTTACTTCTGGTGATAATTGTCCTAGGATTTTAAGAAAAGGTAAGGCAAGATCTTGTTGACCTATATCTCCTAAACCTTTTGCTGCGTCTTCTTCAAACATATTTGTTGGAAGAGGAGCAGACTTTTTTTCTGTTACTTCATTCATGATTATTTGTTCCTTGTTATTTTTGTTCTGTTGCTTGTGAACAGGTTAAATAAGTCAGAAGGCATATCGAGTCCAGCCTCAACACGCTCTCTGACTAGTGCTTTAAGTGTCATTGGTTCAACCTTTAATTTCTGGACAGGTTCAAACCCTTGACCTTGTGCAAGGACAGCATATTGCTGTGCCTTGTTATCTTCGGAACGTCCAAAAGCAACGGTTACCTCATTTTTGATAAGGTCACCCAGTCCGTTCTCACGAAGCCATTTGTATGCTTCTTCCTTTTTATCTGCAGGTATAGAAGCACCATAGACAGGTTTAACTTCAACCGAAGTCCCGTCTGATAATTTTAATGTAGAGATATTCATTTCCTGCATCATCGTAGGTATTACCTCTGATGATACTAGTTCTACTTTTCTTTTTATCTCTTTATATTCTTGTTCTTTAACTAAAAGAATTTCTTCTAGTTCTTGTAATTTAACTACTTGATCAGATAATTTTTTGGCATCGTTAACACCATCCAACTCCTCTCGTTTTTCTTGTTCAAAGTCAATCGACATTGATTTCTCCTTTCTCGTGTAAGTTTATTTTAATTGGGTAATACATTCTTTCTTGTCTATCCCATTTTAGCAAATTAAATCTGCCGTTTGTAATATCAGAAACAATAGAACATGCAATTCCAATTATCGCAGGATCACCTGTTAACAACAAATGGTCGTTCTCAGTATAATCTTTTAATAACTTTCTTAGTTTAAAAACTAATGGTCCTGGTGAAAATATTATTTGTGAAAATTCTGGGAGCAAAAATTTAAAGTCCCCATATTCTTTTGCACTCATAATATTTATTCTAGGAGCATTCGCTTTTGTGCCTGGTAATTCCTGAATTACGTATACTATATTTTTTCTTTCTGTCATTGACAACACATATAGGATGTTCTATATAAGATGTCAACTAGAAAGAAGAAAATAAATTATGAATTATAAATTTAAAACGAAGCCTTATGCTCATCAATTAAAAGCATTAGAGTTGTCATGGGAAAAACCTTACTTTGCCTACTTCATGGAAATGGGTACAGGTAAATCAAAAGTATTAATTGATAACATTGCAATGTTATATGATGCCGGAAAAATAAATGGTGTTTTAATTATTGCACCTAAAGGTGTTTATAAAAATTGGCACGACGGAGAAATTCCTACACACTTACCAGATCATGTAGAACACACATCAGTTTTGTGGCAAGCAATGATAAATCAAAAACAACAAAAAGAATTAGATAAACTTTTCCAACCTGGAGAAGATTTACATATTTTAATTATGAATGTAGAAGCTTTCTCTACTAAAAAAGGTGTAGAGTTTGCAGCTAAATTTTTACGTTGTCATAGAACTATGATGGCTATTGATGAGTCTACTACAATTAAAAACCCTGATGCAAAACGTACTAAACATATTTGTACATTAGGTGAGTATGCAGGATACAAAAGAATACTAACAGGTTCACCAGTAACTAAGTCTCCATTAGATTTATTCAAACAATGCGAGTTTCTTAAAAAAGAATTATTAGGACATGTCTCTTATTATACTTTTAGAACTAGATATGCTGTAATGAAAACAGCAAACTTTGGAGGTAGGTCTGTACAAATAATAACAGGCTATCAACACTTACCAGAACTGTCAGAAAAATTAAAACCTTTCTCTTATCGTGTATTAAAAGATGATTGTTTAGATCTGCCAGAAAAAACATTTATTAAACGTTTGGTTACACTTACACCAGAGCAAAAAAAATTATACCTACAGATGAAAAATTTAGCACTTGCACAAATGGACGGCAAGATGATGACTACTGCTACAGTCATGACTCAGCTTATGAGACTACAACAAATAACTTGTGGTCACTTTACTGCTGATGATGGGACTATAAAAGATTTAGATTCTAATAGATTATCAGAGTTAATGAACTTACTAGAAGAAGTAGAAGGTAAGATTGTTATTTGGGCCCATTGGCAAAGAGATGTTAATAGGATAATCCGGGAGATAACTAAAAAGTATGGCGAAAATAGTTTTGTAGATTACTACGGTCCAACTCCAATGTCTGAGCGTCAAGAAAATATAAAAAAATTCCAAGATCCAGACTCTCCGGTTAGATTTTTTGTAGGTACTACTCAAACTGGTGGCTATGGTATTACATTAACTGCAGCTAGTACAATGATCTATTATTCTAATGGTTATGACCTGGAGAAAAGACAACAATCAGAAGCAAGGATAGATCGTATTGGTCAAAAATATCCCATGACTTACATAGATATTTATTGTGAAGATACTGTTGATGCTAGAATTGTTAAGGCTCTTAAAAAGAAAGTTAATATTGCTAGTCAGATTATGGGTGAAGAATTAAAAGACTGGATTTAAACTACGACTTTACCACCAGACCATTTCATTTCTGGTAAACCTTCAGAATATTTTTTACCATCAAAGGTTAAAATTTGTTTTCTGTTAGAACCTTGTTCATTATATGATGCATGGATCCATCCTGCAGCTCCGTCATCGGGTTTGTAGAACTCGAGAATGCATTGATCGAAGTCAACATTGTTAGTTAACCAATAAGCTACCTGAATATTTGGAATTCCATGTATTTCGAAGTCCGCCGCACAACCAAGAGCATGCTGACTCGTTTTTTTGCTCCCTATAGCCTCACACAGCGCTTCTGAGCGGTATCCTGAGCTAATGCTTATAGGTTTATCAAAGTGTGCTCTAACAGGCTCTAAGACCTCGTAACAGAGGTTTCCTAAATTTTTAATCTCCCCGGACCCTGGTGTGTTGTCAATTCCTTTACGGGCAGCCACCATGGAACGTGTCATCTCTTCAAGAGTAAAATGTTTCGATAATTGCATGATTTTTTTATTTAATAATTAAAGCAAATATAACATAGGCCATACCTGAGATCAACGCTCCAGTAGACACTAATAATATACTTTCCACACGGTTAATTTGGTGTTCAAGCTTGTGTATTTTATCATGAGTTTGCTTCTGCATTATTCTGCAAAGCTTTTCATGCTCTTCTATTTTTTGTATCGCGTTTTTTGCCATGTTATCCTCTACCAAAAAGTATATCTAATTTTTGTTGTGTTGTCATGTTATTATAATTACCGCCTTGTACCTGTGATGACACAAGTTCTGCATTAATATTAGGCATGTTAAGTGTTGTAGGACCCATTGGTGTGTCCTGCATGATAGGTTGTAACGGGTTTTGAAATACAGGAAACTCTGGTAAATTTAAATTAACTTCAGAAAACTGTGCTTGTAAATCAGCAATAGCATCGTTAGCTGAATCTAAAGGATTTGTTACACCAATTGAATCTGCATTTTCTTGTAAAGCTCTTCTAACTTCTAGTGATAACGAGTAAGGTCTAAAAATATTTTGGTCAATAGAGTTTACTTCGATGTTAGAAACTCTATCAAGAGCTCCTCTAAAACCTTCGTCCGAAATATTTAATAATCTAGCAGCATCCATATCATTTTTTAATTCTTTTTTAACACCAAACAATGCACGATTAGCATTTATGTATGCGTCTACAATTTCTCTTGGTTCAATTGGCCCACCTTTAAGTGCAACTCTAGTAAATAATGATCTTGAATCCCTTACACCTCTTTGATAATTAGCAACTTTAAAATTCATGGCTCTGTCAGGATTTACATTAACTGCTCTAAAACCAAATAGTCCACCAAACTCATCACCAAATTCAAACTCTTGACCATATTCATCAAACTTACCTTTAGTAATTACATCAACAGATTTTATAGACCTATCTAATCTCTTTAATTGATCTAATGAAAAAGGCATTTGTGCTTTTACTAGGTGTGCAAATATTTTACTATTACGATCTCCAGCTGTATCCTGTTCACTGTATATTTGAGCACCATCTCTAGTTCTACCACCTCTAGCTATAATATCTAATGCAGCTTCTGTCCAAATAGATTCTGATATAAATGGCTGACCAAATTCTGATGTAGCTGTAAATAAACCTCTTGCAAAGTCATCCATCATACCATCTTGATCTGTTCTACCGTCTTGAACAGCGTTAACAACTGATTGTAATGGTCTAATTAATGTGTCGTATGCATTAGCATGACTGAAGTCTACGTATTTAAAACTACCGTCTTCGTTTTTAATTGGTAGTAGTGTAGAATTTTTAGACCACTGTGCTGCAAATCTTCTAATAGCTTCTCTTTCTTCATCTGTAACATCATATAAAGCTTGAAACGCTGCTGATGTAGCCATAGGTATAGCTGCAACTGTAGTAGTAAAACCAAATAATCTAGTATAACCAATACCTTCCATAGGTTTTACAACTCTACCATCAGGTAAAGTTATAGTTTCATTAATCTCTCTTAACGCACGTCTTACAATGTTTGTTCCTGTTCTAGCAATCTCTGCAGGGAATGATACGAAGTTACCGATAGGTAATTTTCTTAAACCTTTTACAAAGTCTGATACATAATCGTAGTTAGGTATATTGTTTCTTACAATATCAGCTGCTTCTTCTTTTAAAAATTGTTCATCAAGTCTTACATCAACACCATTACGTTTAAAGAATTGTCCTCTTGTTACACCAATTTTTTCATATGCTTTTTCTAATCTAGATTTTTCTACGGCCCAAGAATATATTTTCCAGAAGTCATCTTCAGCTGTGTATAAATCTTGTGATACAGATTTTAATTTTGATAATGGTTTTAATAATAGTCTCATGCCTTTGTCAGACGTCATGGTCTCACCAAAGTTCACATCCTGTAATAGTCTGGAAAGATCTCCAAGTCTTACGTTAGAGTTTACAACACCAAGCTCTAGTAATTCTTGATATAAATCATTTTGTTGTCTTGTACCTTTTAGTCCTGTTTGTAAAGCTTGGTATGCTTGTTTGATTGCAGCAGGATCTGCTGCTGGTAAGATACCATTTGCTGCAGCAAAAGCTCCAGCACTTACAAAGTTACGTAAGTGTGTTACTGGTGATAAAATTGTTTTAGCTATTTGTGATGTAGCTTTAGGATACAATACTAAACTTTCATATAGTCTACCTAGTATGCCTGGACTCTGTGTAGTTAAAGAAGTTTTTTCTAAAGCTTCTGCTACACCTTTTCTAGCAAACATAGGTTTTGCGACATCGCCAAAAGGGTTACTTGCACCTGATGCAATGTTTACGTTTAAAGTTTGTGCAGGGTCAATGACTGCAATTCTTTGAAAGTCATCACCAAAAAAAGCTCTTGCTTCTGCTTCTGATCTAGCAAACATGGGTTGAGCCACAGAATTTTTATCTGTAGCATTTCTAAATACTTCACTTACTTCATCATTTTTTTTAATTAAATCATCGTAGAATAAATTACGTCGTGTAATTAAAGATAGTTTGGCCATACCACCTATCATAGTTTGCATAGGATTTTTTTGTTTACCAAACAAATCATTAAACACTTTTTGATCTGCCTCAGATGCTACATCTTTAATAGATATTCTAGCAACTCCACCACGTTTGACTGCATCATCTAGTGCAGTTCTGTTTACAAAGAAGTCCGGTATATTAAATAATGCATCAGAAGGTTTATCCATTCTTAAACCTTTAGGTAATCCAGAAGTTTTTAATACATTATTTACAATTTGTTCAGCCTCTAAATCTGTTAAATCTTTCCCACCTTCTCTAGCACTTGCTTTAAATAAATCTTTAGCATTATCGATTGCTTGCGCTGCTGGTTTATATCTCATCCATGGTAGAATACTTCTATCTTGAAATATGTCATAAGTAGAACCAAGATAGTTTTTAAACTTACCACCAAACAATTGTTTGAATGTTTGTATATCTGCAGCGTCTAATGATCCACCAAGTTTAGAAAACAAATCAGACCACTTACTTCTCATAACAGATAGACCACCAAGAATAGATTTTTCTAATTCTTCAGCAGCTTCTTTAGTTGGTGCAAATTTTCTTATTCCTTCAATGACTCTTTGTTTAGCTGCATTATCTATTTCTCCAAAAGCTGCAACACCATCATCACCTAGTCTTGCTTCACCAGATAATAATGC